GAGTCTTCACCCCGCGCGTAGACCTAGAGGATGTCGTCAAGGCCAAGCACATGAATGATGTGCAGGCCGAGATTACTGCCATCCAGGTCGCGCTAGGTACCGACCCCTCGGGTGGGAGCAATACCGTCCGTGAGCGCATCGAAGACGTTGAGACCGGTTTGGCGGCTATTCCTACCGGCGCTGACCCCTATCCCCAGTACTACAACACCCCGCGCCACGAAGCCAACAACCACTCCTTCGTCGAACACAATCAACTGTCCGGACTCGCGTCGGGTGACCCACACCCTCAGTACTACAATCAGAGTCGGGGGGATGCCCGGTACGCTAAGATCGATGACATTCCCAGTATGCCTGAAACGGCAACCCCCTACGTTTACGCCTACGCAACCTGGCCTTCCTCGTCTTCTAACACCCGACGCAACCTCAATGGCACAATTCGCATCCCTACCTCGTGGAACACCGCGCATGTCACTGTTCGTGCTCACTGGGGTATGCAGGTGGAGCACACCGGAGGAACAAATGCCCAGGCTACTCTTAGGGGCTGGGCAACGTGGAACGGGAACCCTCCCTCGCACGGGATGAGTGGTAGTAGGCTGAAGAATACCCACGCCTTCATCGGCTCGCGTTGGTTCACTACCGGGACCTCGGTAGCCTCCTGGAGCATCTCTTCTACCGGGAATCAGCAGTACGGGGTGGTGCTTGAATGGCTCGGTTCCTGGGACTTCCGGTGGACGATGGATGTCCATGTTGAGGCCTTTGCCACAAGAAGTCAATAGTTAGGCTCAATAGATGGCTGTTTACGGCTTTGACATCTATGGGGACTCCCCTTATGGATGGCTCGAAACGAACTTCGATGCAGAGCCGTTCTTGGCGATGCCTCAGACGTACGGCCAGTGGACTACCGTTGAGAAAACCCAGCAGTACGAGGACGGCACCGAGGTAACCTTCGAGGAGCGCCGACGCATTGGTGAACTCCTCGTCTCGTGGAATGTACCGTCGGGAGAATACGAGCGCCTGAGGCTCGTACGGAACACGAGAGGCTTTAGCGCCCACCAAGACGACGGTCTTGTCCTCTTTGATGAGTTAAAGGAATCAGCCCTTTCTTCCATCATGGACCGAGGGCTCAAGCCCGGCGCATTCATCTACTACACGCTCTGGGCCTACAATGAAGACTTCATTCCCTTCGGCGCGCTCGGGTGGAGGCGAGCCGGTGACACAATCGGCATCCCTCTCAAGGACCACGGCTACCGGAACCGTCTCTGGGAACTCCTCCCCGACATGTATGCCGAGGCTGACCGTACGATGTGGAAGTACACGTCCCAGTTTCCGAAGGACCGAGACCTCGCCTGGGAGAAGGGTGGTCCTCTTCAGCGATTCATCGGCGTAATTGGTGAGCAACTAGACCACATCCGTAGTGAGTACGAGTCCCTGTTCACTCTGAGGGACATCGATCAGATGTCGGCGGGGATGCTTCCTCTTTTGGCCCACGAACTAGGAGTCAGGGTCGAGGCCGAACTAGGATCGCAGTTGACGAGGAAGTTGCTCAAGAACTCCGTATACATCTCCCAGCACAAGGGGACTCCCATGGGCGTTAGAGCCCTCGTGTCCTCCGCTGCTGGGTGGGATTGTGATCTCCTCTATGACTCGATGGAGCGAAAACTCGATGTACTCCTCCTGCCCGACCGCTTGAATCTCATCCCCAACCCTGGATTCGCTGTCGATCTCCTCGGCTGGGAGGCTGACCCCGAAGAGACCCTGATCTCACGCTCTAGTGAGATGTCGGTGTTCCACGATCACGCTATGAAGGTCGAGCCCGCTGTCGGCAACACGGCGGGGGAACTCACCGTCTGGGCACCCGACGAGGCAGGTTACCCGATTGCGATCTACGGCCTCGTGCGCTACGGCGATGAGCGTAAGACCTACGCCGCCACACAGCCTGAGGGTGGCGTACAAGCGGAACTCCTCCCATTCCGACCCAAGCAAGTCGAATTCTGGCACCGCTACACCTTCTCCTGTTACATCAACTCTAACGTCTCACGCAAGGCTTTCCTCACGGCCTCGTTCCTCGACGAGAATAAGGAATTCGTTGCCAGCGAGCGTTCTCCTGGACAGTGGACCGAGGTCCTAACCGACGTGCAGTGGGATGAGGACAGCACCCGACACGAACTCACGGTCTTCGTGCCCAAGACCGCGCGCTACGCAGGCGTGGCCGTAGAGATCTTGGGGGCAGAGGCTGGAGACGAGCACTGGATTGACGGCCTTTTGCTCGAACTGTCCTATGAGTCTAAGCCCTACTTCGATGGCTCTTTCGATCCCCACCAACATTACTTCTGGCACGGTAACGCTCACTCTTCCCCCTCTTACTTCTATTCGCGCCGACTGCTTAGAGGTCAAAGACTTTCCGCTCTCATGCACGACCACATGCCCGGAGATGTGAACTTTGAACTCGTCTTCGGTGAGGGCGCGATTGCACCTTTGGAGAATCCTGACTTCTTCTAGCCCTTGACGCACCCCCAGACGGAACGGTAGGGTGGTTGCATGGATCTACTTCTCACCTCGCTCGCCACTCTTGTCATCGTCTACGCATTCGAGTCCGTGACGGACGAGATCGTGACGACCGATGGGGCTCCGGGTGTGCCTGCCTGGATGCTCCTCATCGTCGCCATGGTCACAGCCCTCGGGCTTGCGGCCTGGACACAGGCTACAGTGGAGGGCGCGGTACTCCTCGGCCTCGCGGCTGCGGGGGGCGCAGGACTGCTCAGACTCTTGAGCGAGGTCCTGAGTGCGGCTAGGGTGTCTCTCCTGACGCCGCGACGGCGCTAAGTAGTACTCAATCGACTGGAGGATAGAGATGGCAACTATCGGCATCATTGGCTCGGGGGAGACGACCCCCGAGAACGCCACCGAACTGCTCGATATGATGATCGACCAGACGGGTGGTGACACCGAAGCAGCCTTCGTGTTCGGGGTCTCGCATGAGTGGACCCCGGTCTTGCAGGAGGCCGCTGACTACTTCGAGGACTTCCCCTCCGAGGTGGTGTGGTCGCAGCGCGCGAGGAAGGATCTCGATGCCTTCCCCGATGATCTACTCGACGCGGCCACCGCTGTCCACAAGGCCGAACGGGTCGGGATCAAGGTCGCTGACGTGCTCGCCAAGCGGCGGGACGAGGGCAACGAGGTCTATCTGGCCGTGGCCTGGGACCACAACCTCGCAGAAGACGAGGAGGACGAGGGCTATCGCGCGGCAGAGGCTGCCCACGACCTCGGCATCGAGGTCCGAGACCTCACGAGTGGTCTAGAGATCATCAACTTCCTCGACGAAGAGGACGAGGAGGAAGAGCCCGAGGAGGCTGAGGAGAAGGACGAGGCTCCTGAGACCGATGGCTACACCCGGGAGTACCTCGAAGGCCTGGACCGCGCAGATCTGAAGAAGGTCGGCATCGACCTCGGACTCATTGAGGAGAGCCAGCGCCCTCGTACGCCGACCCTGGTCGAGATGATCCTGAAGCACCAGGCGGCGGGGGAGGAGGGGGAGGAGCAGGAAGAGACTCCCGAGGAACCTGCTGAGAAGCCTGCTGAGGAAGAGCCTAAGGAAGAGCCTGAGGCTCAGGATGCCCCGGAAGGTTCCGAGACCACGAGCACTCCTTTCGATGACCTCAACGAGGGCATCATCCACTACAGGCTGGATCGTCTCGGTGAGCAGTTCGAGGCCATCCACGCTGAGTTGGCGCAGATGGAGGCTCGACTTACCGCCGCCATCGAGGCGAATAGCAAGCCCAAGCGGCAGCGTCACACGGACTAAGCGAGGGACAGATGAGCAAGAACCACACTTTCGTACCTCAACGTGAGGTACTTATGAACGATGAGTTGTCCACTATGGGCAAGTTCGTGCTCATCGAGATTCTGAGCAAGCCCGATCACTGGCAGTGCTGGGCCTCCGATCTCGCCCGCCGTGCCCAGGTCTCCCAGCCCACGTTGGCCCGCATCAAGGATGATCTCATCCAGGCGGGCTACGTTCGCTGGAACAGTGGGGCGTCCCAGGGCAAGAGCCGGTGGTGGGTGCGCGAGAGCAAGCGTGTGGACTTCCCTTCGGGGCACACCCGCATTGCTCGCCTCCGCACCCCCTCCGGGAGGATCGCCTACCGCAGCCACGGGGACTGGGGCCACAAGATCGATCACGGGGTCTGGAAGGATCCTAATCTCACGCCCGGCGAGAAGGTCGTGCTCCAGATCCTCCTCTCCATGCACCCCAACCAGCGCAAGCGGGTGACGATCTCTACCCTCACCCGATACATCAAGGAAGGACGTTCCTTCGCCCAGAAGACTCTCGCGTCGCTAGAGGCGAAGGGCTATGTCGTCCGGGCCTCCGTACCCGGTACACGGGGAAGACTGACCTGGAGGACCGAGGTCAAGACCCACCCCCGAGTCCGTTCAGAGGGGGCCGAGGAGATCCAGCGGAGAGCCATCCCCCGACCCGTCTTCGCCAGCCACGTCAGCCACGAGGTCCGGGAAATGGCTCTACAGAGCCAGAATCCGGCACCCAAAGAATTCTGCATGCGGTCATCTTTGGCCTTAGTAGGGAGTGACCATGCAACACAGACGTATAGTGCGGATTCTCTCCGTACTCACTACGTGAGTACTTCGAGAATGGCTGCGCCTCTAGCGACAGTACAGTCTGACTTGTTTGATCCTGAAGAGAAGCGTCGTCAGGTCTTGGACAAGAAGCGTTCACGGGTTAACGAAGAAGCAAGTAGCGATACCACCTGGTCCCGTACGGTGGCCGGTGTTGATGTTGAATCTCCTGGTCGCACGCCCCGCCGTGGGCGGAAACGACGTGAGGATCTTGATCCTGCTGACTGGGACGCGGCTCTCCTCGCGGAGGAACTACGCGAGAGAAGCCGTTCTCTTGGGTTCGCTTCCCGTGGGTTCGACGTGAGTCGGGCGCGCGGTCGCATGAAGCACTTCCTCGGGACACATGAGCCGGATCGGCTCTATCAGGCGATGGTCTCTTGGTCTGAAGACTGGTCAGGGCACTACAACGAGATCAAGGATCCGATCAACCACTTCTTCTTCATGGCCGAGAACTACTACCTCACAGGCTGTTACTCCATTCGGGCGGATCGCCCTGAGGGTCTTGAGCACTCCACGACCCATTCGGTCTACGTAGAGCCCGTGAGCGGGCCTCGCGGCCCCGCCGCGTCTGCCGCCACCGAAGACGAGGACTCCGGGCCTGAGGAGGGCTCAGGTGAACTCTGGGGGGATCTGAAGCACCGCTACCAGCATGTCCCCCGTTACCTCCGCGGTGTCCGTTAGTCTGTCTGATCTGCTGAAGGGTTCGGTGGGTATTCTAGGGGCGTAAGGTAGAACAGGGTGGTGACGCTTGGAGTGGAGTCTGTGCTTGACGTACCATGGAGCCTATTGCTGCAAGGTCTCGGCCCGCTCACCATCGTCGGAGTCGTGCTGGTCTTTCTTCTGCGCTTGCTGGCGATAGGACAACTTCGCACGGGTAGGGAAATTGAAGAACTGAGACAGGATCGGGATGAGCGAGTCAAGGCTGCTGAAGACATCGCTCAGACGTGGAAAGAGGCGTACTTTTCTGAGCAGCAGGCCAGGAGAATGGATGCTGAGGTGAGGGACGGTGTTCTTGAGATGGGTAAGTTGACGGTGGAACTGATCGATGATATTCGTAAGCAGAACGCTTCGCTCTCTGATAAGGACGGGGAGTGATTACATGCTTCCGATGGTCTTTTGGGTGCCTAAGCAGGAGTACTCTACTGCTCTAAAGGATCGTGGCGTTAAGGAGGGGCGGGCTAGTGAACTCTCTCCAGATGAGCGAGCCGCTTCAGAGGAGGCACACGGGGAGTTGGAGAAGAGCCGCAGGGAGGTTGCGGCGTCACGGGTGCGGAGAGACGAGTCCCGAGCAGTATTTCAGAGAATCCGAGAGGAACGCGAGCGTAACCACTTTGCGGCACTCATGGAGGATGCTTTCAGAGGTCGTTAGTTCTATGAGCAGGGAGCGGTCGTGGATCTTCTAGGTTTTATGTCTTTCATGCAGGGGGTCGCCTTTACACTAGGTGTCTTTGGTGCTGTCTATTTTCTTTATAACTACAGGCGTGTCTGGAACCTTAGTAATAGTGTGGCACGGTTCGTCGTCCTGCTTAATGTTTCTTTCATCGCCGTGGCCCTTCTCTTTATCACCACGAGGTTTTACGGGGACTCGATCACTCTCCAGGCCTTCCGCGCGCTTGCTTTCCTTGGCCTCTCGATCTCCTTCGTCTGGCAACCGCTGATCCTGTCGAGAGCCCTGCGCCGTGAAGAGCGCGATGAGCAGGAGGGCCGCGACGAGCCAACCGAGGACGACGTGGCCCAGTACCAGTAGGGGGTTGCCCTGCCACGGGGGTGCGGGTATAGTCCGGGAGCGGTCTACAGACGGAGGACAGTTATGGTCTATGACTCAGATGTTGTGCGGCGTATTCTCGCGTCCGGGGTGCCTAAGGCGCACGCTCAGGCGAACCTCGATCTCGATGATGACCACCCGAGCGTTGACGCTCTAGAGGCCGCTCGGAACTTCGTGGACACCTTCGACCGGCGCATCGGGCCTTCGGCCTTAGAGATCTACCGGGGAGAGGTGGACATCGATTACGACCTCATTGGTCGGGGGTTGTACCTTTATGGTTCCCGGTCTTCTGCCCGACGCAGGACTTTTATTGCCTGCGCCGTGCTTAACGCTGTACTCGCCACTGAGGGAGGTCGTCGGTCTCACCGGGGCGGGTATCGCGGGAAGTACGTGTGGGCAGAGGATCTTATGGAAGAGATGAGGAGTGCAGTCGGACTGTCGCAGGAGGGGAATCACGATGAGGCTAATGAGGTCTTCCAGAGGCATGCGAGGATCTTTAGTGTTGATGCCCTTGTGGTTGACGGTTTGGGTGTGGGGTCAAAAGTCTTCTCGGGGTCAGGTTGGGCAGTTCTTCGCCTTATGACTCTCTATCAGCGTCGGTTTCACGATGGACTGCCGACCATTACTACCTCTTACTCAAGCCCCGAGGATTTTGGTAAGTACGACGATTCGTTTTACTCTCTTCTGAACTACGAGAATGATGTCGTCTTGGTAGGGGGTTAGGGCGTGTATAAGGGAGACCTTAGTAATCGGCCTGCCCCCCGCTTGGTGTTCGTCTGGGAGGGAGTCTTGGCGCACCCCCTCAAGGGAGCAGAGTCTCGGATCTCGAAGTACCTCCGTAAGGGTGCCTGGGAGAAGGCTCTGTCGTTGCACACGACTGACTCAGTGATGAGCCACCAGTTGTGGCGGCTGGCCTGGAACTACGATTTCGGTCTTGACGTGGCGACGTATCTGTCGCAAGATCCGGGGTTCGTGGACGCGCTACGGGAGCGGCTAGACGCAGAGGACCTTCCCATTGGTCACGTCAACGGGACGGACACTCTCGACCTCGCGGGTCATCGCCTGATCCACGTTCAGAGGGTATTCGATAATGACGAGCGGAGGACGATGATGTATGGATCAAAGGGACGGCGTGTTGATGATCCCCGAGTCTTCGACCCGCTCTACTGATGGCTGACCTCGAACGCGCTCTGATCGCTAAGGTCCTCGAAACAGGGGACCTTAAGTCTGCGGTCAACCGGGGCGTGACGACCGATCACTTTCAGGATGACCGGGCTGCTCGTCAGTGGGATTGGATCCTTGAGTCGTGGTCGAAGTACGGTGAGCCTCCTGTCGAGGCTTCATTTAAGAGACACTTTCCCGAGCGCCTAGAGCAGACCGACGAGCCTCTCGACCTCCTGGTCGATGAGGTCGTCAAGACCCATGCCGCGCTCGAAACGAACGCCCTCATCATCGAGGCCTCACAGGCGATGGCTGAGGAGGACGGAGATCCTGAGCAAGCCCTGAGGATCTTAGAGTCCGGGCTGTCAGAGATCCGATCCGGGGTCTCGGTCTCTCAGGACATTGACCTCGTGCAGACGACGGAGGACCGTATGGAGCATTACCGTTGGCTTCGTGAGCACAAGGGCGAACTACAAGGCATCCCGACCTCGTTCGAGACCATCGATGATGCGACGGGCGGGCTCCAGGAAGAACAACTGGTGACCATCGTCGGGCAGGTCAAACAAGGTAAATCCTGGATCGCTCTCTCCGTGGCTCGTGCCGCGAGCGTGGCCGGGAAGCGTGTGCTCTTCGTATCCTTCGAGATGTCCGCGCCCGAGCAGCAGGCTCGGTATGATGCTCTTGCTGCTGGGGTCAATGCCGAGCGTCTGAAGAGGGGCCAGGTCTCAGAGCGGGAGTTGCGGAAGGTCCAGCGCAAGATCGAAGAAGAGAATGAGTCGAGCGGTGCCTTCATTTTGTCCACCGACACGACGAGCACGACGACGGTCTCGGGTCTACGGGCGAAGATTGACACCCATGCCCCCGACCTCGTGGTCGTGGACGGTGCCTATTTCATGGACGACGAGAATGGCGAGCCTAAAGGTACCCCGAGGGCTTTGACCAACATCACCCGATCCCTGAAGAGGCTGGCGCAGGCAAAGAAGATCCCTGTCGTTATCACGACGCAAGCCCTTTCTTGGAAGGTCGGCAAGGGAGGGAAACTCGACGCCAATGCGGTTGGGTATTCCTCTTCATTCGTGCAGGACTCTGATGTGCTCCTCGGGGTCGAGAAGCAGGCTGAGGACGAGGGGATGTTCATCCTCCGTATTGTGCTCTCTCGTAACACCGGGCCTCGTGCTACACGCCTCTTCATGGATTGGGACACGTCACAATTTGAAGAGTTGGGTGAGGTCATTGAGTTCAATGACTAAGCCTAAGAGGAAGGACGGGCCTCCCCTCGTACCCAAGGACGTGGTAGGGGCACTGCACCGTCTCGGGATCAGGCCCGAGCGCGCTAACGGTGGTGAGATTGCTGCCCGCTGCCCCGGACACTACTCTCGGCTGGGCCGCGCCGACCGACGGGCGGGCTCGTGGAGTATCAGCACCAGGACCGGGAAGCACCACTGCTTCTCGTGCGGCTTTGGCGGGGACTTCACGATCCTCGTCATGGAGATCCGTGGCTGGTCTCGACGCAAGGCTCAGATGTGGGTCGTGTCGTTGGGCGCTGAGGTCGCGCAGGAGGAGATGCAGCCCGAGGAGTACCGGGTCCGTGTCGAGGAGGCCTCCCTCGTGCTCTACTCCCCTCCCCCTACCCGCGCGCTCAAGAGGAGGGGCCTCACTGCCGAGGCTGCCGCCCACTACGGGGTCTTGTGGGACCCGGAGGAGGATGCTTGGATCCTTCCTTTCCGCGATGAAGAGGGCTCTTTGATCGGGTGGCAGCGCAAGTGGGAGGGGGAGTCGAAGGTACGTAATCATCCCCGAGGCCTGCGAAAGGGCCAGACACTATTCGGTATTGACCGGCTGGAGTCCGATGAGGTAGTGTTGGTGGAGTCTCCTCTTGATGCGGCGAAGGTCCATGCTGCGGGGATCAGTGGAGCGGTAGCGGTGGCCGGGGCGAGGTTGACGGTGGAGCAGAAGCGCATTCTCCTACGCCGAGCCCGGAGGCTGGTGCTGGCTCTCGACAACGATGAGCCTGGTCGCAGGGCTGCTGAGGACGTGGTCAACAGCATTGGCACACGCCTCGGTGCGAGGGTCTTTGACTATGATGCCGCGCCGGATGCGAAGGACCCCGGTGACATGACTTACGACCAGATCGTAGAGGGGTACGAAGGAGCGAGGTACTTCTTACTGGACAAGGTGACGAGACGGGAGGCAGTGACATCTTCACGGGAGAACTGAAGCCTTTCCAGATTGACGGCTTGCACAAACTCCTTGACCTCGAAGGGGGTTTGTTGTCGTTCGTCTTTGGGCTGGGTAAGACTCCCACGGCTCTCGCGTGGTCGGAAGATCTCATTGAGTGCGGGGAAGCGAAGACTGGTTGGGTCGTTACCGACGGTAACCTGAAGTATCAGTGGCTCGGGACTGAGGGTGGTGACGGGATCGACCCTAGCGGGATCCTCGGGTTCACTGACTCCTCTGCCATCGTCATTGACGGCAATCCGAAGGAGCGTAAGGCGCAGTATCGAGAGGCAATGACGGGGCGCTATCAGTACATTGTCATTGGCTACACGAATATCACGAATGAGTGGGAGAAGGTTCGTCATCTTCCCCGAGACTTCGTAATCGCTGACGAGATCACGGCGATCAAGAATCCCTGGTCCCAGCGCACGAAGGCCTTCACGAAGGTGGACTCTCCTCGAAGGCTGGGCCTGAGCGGGGCACCCATTGAGAACAAGATCGAGGACGCATTCTTCATCCTGCGTTGGATCGACCCCGACGTGTTTGGACCCTTCCACGTCTTCGAGCGGGTCTTCATCGAGCGCGACCGCTTTGGAAATGTAGTGCGGTGTAAAGACCCCGAACTTTTCCGGGAACTGCTTGATTCGGTGATGGTGCGCTCCTCGGAAGAGGACAGGGCGGAAAACCTGCCGGATGTTATTAATGGGGGTATGACTCCCCACTACGTTCGATTCGATCCTTTCGGGGAGAGTTTGTACAACTCCCTGGCAGATGGGCTCGTGGAAGAACTTCGTGAGGCGGCATCGAAGTTGGGCTCGTCCTTCAACCTGTGGGCTCATTACACGGGGGTCAAGGACAATCCGGTAGCAGATGCTATTCGCGGTAGGGTGATGAGTTACCTTCTCTGCATTCGTCTTCTATGTGACCACCCGGACTTGCTCCATGTAAGCGCAGAGAAGTACGACCGCACAGGAGGGGCTCGGGGTGCTGCTCGTGCATCGGAGTTGCGTGAGAATGGTCTTTTACTCCCCATGGGGTCGAGGTCTCCGAAGTTGGCCGAACTCATTAAGCAGGTACAGGACTTCCTGGATGAAGACGAAGACAACAAGATCGTTATCTTCACTGCCTTCACTGAGATGCTATCGATATTGGCTGAGATGCTTGCTCCTGAAGCAAAGTACGTGACATTCCACGGGGGTAAGACGGCGAAGGCAAAAGATGCTGCGAGAAGAGCATTCAACGAGGACCCCGAGGTTCGTCTGTTTTTGACATCTGATGCAGGAGGCTATGGGTTGAACCTTCCTGTCGCTAACCTGCTCATCAATTACGATCTGCCTTGGGGCGCGGGCAAGCAAGGACAGCGCAACGCTCGCATCGTCCGCATGAGCAGTGAGTGGGATGAGGTAGAGCAGCGGGCGCTCCTTATGGAGGGCTCCGTCGAGGAGCGGATGCTGGACCTCATCGCCATGCAGACCCGCATGAGCGAGCGTCTAGTTGACGGGCGGGGCAAGGGGGGACTATCCCTGGGCATCGGGAGTCTCGTGCAGTTTCTGGAAGAAACCAGGCCTTAGACTTGCGAGGACTGGGCATCATAGTTAGTATGGCCCTGTCGTAGGAGAACCGAGCAGAGGAGACGAAGATGGCGACGACGGTGAAGCGGCGCAACAAGCCGGGGCTGAACACGCGGACAGTGCGGGAGAAGGTCCGCCAGTTCGTTGGTCTCGACGCTGAGGCCAAGGTCCTGGAGAAGCGCAGGAAGGAACTCCGGGATGACCTCGTGGCGGTCATCGAGGAGTACGGGTACGAGGACCCTAACGAGGGGCATTCGTACTTTGACCTCGGTGACGAGACGGTCGAGGGCGTTACGCGCATCAAGCGCGAGCGCCGGGTGAGCCGTTCCCTGGACCGGGAGAAGGCCATGGCGCTCATCACGGAGCGGGGCCTGGAGTCTGAAGTCATCCAGTGGCAGCCGGTCATTGACGAGGACGCCTTGTACGAGCAGGTGTACCACGGCAAGATCAAGCCCGAGGAGATCGACGACCTCGTGGTTGAGAAGATCTCCTACGCCTTTAAGCCGGTGCGGTAGTGGTGGACGCCTACTTTTGCACGGTCATCATCTCCTTCATCTCCGTGGCTCTCGTAGTTGCCCTGGGGGGTCTCTACGCCCTACGCCGCCGTTTGGAGTTCTACCGACGGGAGTATTTCGATCTCCTGAAGGTTGTGCAGAGACTACAGGCTAGCCACATCGACCTACTCTCGATCTCCAAGCCTGACAGTGTTTGGGAGGGCCGGATAGACGGTGTGGTCGAGACCTTGCAGGAGATTCGGGCTGATATCGAAAGACTGCACCCTGAGGGGGATCGCCATGAGTGATGACCCGATCCTTGACCGATTTCGTCCTCCGCACGTTGGTACCTCGCTCTTCGAGTCGGAAGAGGAAGGGCCTGAGGAGACTGAAGCGCCCTCATGGGAGCGCCGTGGGAGGGTCTACAGCATCAAGTCGAGGGATGTGGAACTCTTCCCTGTTGGCGCGCTCGCTGAGGCTCTGAACCGTAAGCCCACCACGATTCGGTCGTGGGAGTCTCGGGGGTGGTATCCGAAGACGCCCATCCGTGGACCGGTACAGGGGCACACCGGCAAGCGTCGTCTCTACACGCGGGAGATGATCGAGGGGACCGTAGAGATTGCCTGGGACGAGGGACTGATGCCCGATCCCCACCGCTCTCCTCCGATGGAGGACACTGACTTCGTTGCTCGCGTGTTCGACCTTTATGACAGTCTGGAGATCTGATGCACATCGAGAAGACGCGGAGGTTCACCGTACAGCCTCGTCAGTACGAGGGCGTTCAGTTTGGGGCCACAGTGTCGGCCAGTCATCACGATCTCGGGCTGACTGACGAAGATCTTCAAGGTCGCCTGGCCGACGAGAATGTCGAGGTCCACAATGACCTGCAAAGGCTCGTGGATGAGCGGTTGGACTCGCTCATCGAGGAGGATATGAGGGAGGCTCGACGGATCCAGGGTGCTGCCGAGTGGGGCGGGGAGCCCGCCCCCAAGAAGCGTCGGAGGAACGCATGAGGAGCGTCGAGCCCGAGGTCACGCTGCTGGCCTACACCATGACCATGACTGAACGGAGGAGATAAAGATGGTCGAGAAGCGACGCCGCAAGCGCGGTGCCCCGGCGCACGACGAGTACCGCTCGCGCGCCAAGGAAGAGTTCGATGTCGATGACGATGACGACACGGGTGGCGAGGACGAGGCTGAGGAGACCGAGGCCCCTCGTCGCCGTGGTGGAGGAGGAAGTATGGCAGCCAAGGGAGGAGCAGGCTGGGACGCTTTCAAGGGTCTCGGCTCTAGCAAGGGTGCAGGTCGTCCTGATCGTCTCAAGTTGGAACTCGATGGACCGCCGGTCCTGGTCAAGTTCCTCGATGATGAGCCTTTTGCTGTCTACCAGAGGCATTGGGTACAGGAGATGCCGAAGGGCAAGAAGAAGTCCTTCGTCGCACCGGATAACGACGCGGACAACCCTCTTCTTGCCGTAGGCCACGAGCCCGAGACGCGGGTGTGCTTCAACGTCGCTGTCGTGTGGACGGAGAGCGGTGAGGGCGTGGGCAAGGTGCTCGTGTTGGACGCTCCTGCCGGTCTCGCGGCAACGCTTCGTGATCTCAATGACCACGAGCGGAAGGGTCCTCTCTCGAAGGAATACTTCGAGATCGCCATGTTCCGCCAGAACAATGGCTTTACAGCCTATTCGGTGGACTTCGTGAAGGGCCGTGATCTCCGCGAGGAGTTCGAGATCGACCCCCTGTCCGACGATGACCTCGACGCGCTTGAGGCCGAGGCCTACGAGTACGAGGACTACGTGGATGAGGTGGACATTCCTGGCATGAAGGAGGCCGCTGACATTCTCCTCGGTGAGGACGGGGAGGACGATGAGCCCTCTACCCCCGCTCGCCGCCGTCGCCGGTAGTGAGAAAGCGAGCCCCCTGGGGCAGTGACGTTATCCTCGACATGGACACTCTTCGTGCCCGTGTCGAGGAGGCGTCGCGCCATGATGCTTTCGCGTTCGACATCGAATCTCGTGGTGGCGCGAATTCTCCTTCTGACCCTGACGTTGCTGCGCTGGACACCATGCACAACGAGGTCACTTGGATTAGCATTACCGGACCTGCTGGTAGCATGGTGATACCATTTTCGCATCCCGTAGGGGAACTCATTGAGGAGCAGCGCAAGGTTAAGGAGCCTTGGTACGACTACGACAATCCCACGAAGACGGGCAAGCCTCGTAAGAAGTGGCGTACGGTCACCATACCCCCTGTCTTCTCGGATCCTCCCAAGCAGTTGTGGCCGGGGGATGTCTTCGAGGTCTTGGAGCCTCTGCTCTTTGACCCCGACAAGGTGAAGGTGGGATCGAATGTCAAGTTCGATGTCAAGTCTCTGGCGAAGTATTTCGACGGTCGTCTCATGCCCGGCCCCTACTGGGACACTGAGGTAGCCCAACACCTTATTGACGAGAATATGCCGAGTAAGGGTCTTAAGGCCCTGACGAAGCACTACTGCAACTTCGAGTATGCGGAGTTGGCGAAGAAGGGCTTGGATGGTCAGCCTTTCAGCGCGGTCGCGCGGTATGCCCTATATGACACGGTGTATGCCTGGATCGTCTACAGACGCCAGAGCGAGATCGTAGAGCGTGACTTCTCCGGTGTCATGCACCTGGACCAGGACACGCTTGAGGCTCTGATGCGCGCTGAGTACCGGGGTGCCTACATCGACGTAGACGCTCTCTCGGCCCTCAGCGAGCGTCTAAGCGCGCGCCTCGGGGAGATCAAGGCGCTTGTGTGGAAGGACGCGCAGAAGGAGTTCAATCTTCAGTCCCGCGCCGACGTGGCCTGGTACGTGTACGAGCATAGAGGTCACGAGGTGACGGAGTGGACAAAGGGTGGAAAGAACGTCGCCCCGAGTCCGAAGACTGACGAGAAGACTCTGACTCCTCTTGCTCGCACTGATCCTCACGTCGGATATGTGCTTGAGCACGCTTCTGTGCAGAAGATGTACGGTACGTACTCTGAGGGGATTCGTAAGTGGTTGGACGGCTCATGGGTGCATCCTTCGTTTCGGCTCGCTGCTGCACGTACGGGCCGTCTGTCCTGTGCGTCCCCTAACCTCCAGAATATCCCCGCCCCCGACACCGAGATAGGTGCGCTGGTCCGGGGCGTCTTCGTTGCTCCTCCTGGGCACCGTCTCGTGGTAGCGGACTACGGCCAGATCGAGCCCCGCACCCTCGCCCACTGTGCCGACGATCCTGCGATGCAGGAGGTCTTCCTGTCAGGGGAGGACCCCTATCGAGCCATGGGCGCGCTAGTGTACGGTAAAGTCCCGGACGAGATCACCAAGTCTGAGCGCAGCATCATCAAGGTCCTGCTCCTCTCGGTGCTCTACGGCGCTGGGCCGAGGTCGGTGTCCGAGACTTCTGGGGTGCCTCTACGGCAGATCGAGATGGCGCTGAAGGCGCACCGCCAGGCCTTTCCCGCCACCTACGGCTGGATGCGGCGGGAGATCGACAAGGCGCGCAAGCGTAAGCCCGTGCCCTACGTCGAGACCCTGCTGGGGCGTCGTCGTCGTCTTCCTGATCTGCTCCACCCGGACGAGGGAGTCATGGACCGTGCCCGACGCCAGGCGATCAACTCGATCATCCAGGGGTCGGCGGGGGAGATTATGAAACTCGCCCTTGTGCGCCTAGATCGATTGCTTGAGGACGGTATGAGCCTTACCGTGACCGTGCATGATGAGGTCGTCGTGACGACGCCTGAGGATCGAGCAGAGCGGTGCGCGGAGATCGTGGAAGAGGCTCTTGTCGGTGAAGAGATGCAGGAACTTCTATCAGTGCCGCTGGTGACAGATGCTAAGATCGTAGACAGTTGGGCCGAGGGTAAGGACTAATTATGAGTTGGTGGCAGCAGAAACTCACGGGTGAGCCGAGCCCCCTGCGGGCTCCGGTGCAGAGTCAGCAGTCCTCTCCTCCTGCCCACGAGCCCTCTCCCCACGTTACCGAGGACGGGAAGATCGCGGTCTCTGACGCGACTGAGGTTTGGGGCGGTACTGAGGAGCAGCGGAATCGTTCTGGTCGCTGCGACGTGTGTGGGAGCACGAACTACTGGGAGATCCCCCAGCGTGGTACTTACGTACCGAAGTGCTTTGACTGTGGGCGCATCGTACAGTTCGGATCCGACACGGGGACCGGCGGTTCGCAGCAGAAGGTAAACAAGAGCAATGAGGTTGCTGGCGCTGCCCGGCAGCCTAAGAGTTTCTATACCGGTGCCCACACCAGTACTATCGTCGGACGTGTCTAAGGGGGTGAGCCCCGTGGCGTGTAAGAAGAAGTCCAAGAAGAAGCCGAAGAAGAAGTAGGAGAGCCGTGGCTACGAAGACGAGGGACAAGAAGGCGACGCTTGCGGCCATTGCCGCCGAACTTAATAAGACACATGGGGTCGGCACGGTGGTGCTGGGCTCCGAGATTAGTAATTACGTCCTGCCGAGAATCACGACAGGTTCTCTAGCCCTTGACGTTGCGTTGGGCGGTGGCTGGCCCGCGAATCAATGGAATGAGGTTCTAGGGTGGGAGAGCACGGGCAAGACGACTATTGTCCTCAAAAGCATTGCAGCGAACCAGGCCTCGGATCCCGATTGGGTTTGTGTGTGGGTTGCTGCCGAGCATTTTAACAGTGAGTGGGCTCGCGCCCTTGGGGTGGATCTCGATAGGGTCATCCTCGTAGAGGACAATCTGATGGAGGTTGGCTACGAGGCCGCGATTCGTTATGCGGAGACCCGAGAGGTTGACTGTATCGTCATCGATTCCCTTCCTGCCATGGTGCCTGGGGACGAGGCCGAGAAGGGTATCGAGGAGATGACGGTGAGCGCGGCTGCTCGTCTCACCAACAGGTTCTTCCGCAAGGTCTCGAAGGCCATGCGGCGCTCGATGGTGGAAGAGGATCGTCCCATCACTGGCATCATCATCAATCAGTGGCGTGACCAGATCGGTGCGTTCTCCCCCAACCCTAATGTGACTCCTAAGACCTCTCCGGGCGGTAAGGGGAAGAATTTCTCCTATTACACCCGTATCGAGATTCTTCGTGGCGATTGGCTGCGGTACAAGGGCACGCGGGTTGGTCAGGAGATCAAGTTCCGGGTTGTCAAGAACAAGTCAGCCGCGCCGATGAGGGAAGCCTTCGTCGATTTCTACTTCGAGCCCGTCGAGGGGTTCTCCGTAGGGGACTTCGACACGGTGAAGGAGGTTGCCTCTTGCGCTCTGTCTCTCGGTGTGCTAGAGCAGCCCCCTGGTACCCAGTCTGGTACCTACGTCTTCGAGGAGCGAGGGTACAAGCAGCGGGGCAAGGAGAACGTCTCTAAGGACCTCTCAGAGGACCCCGCCCTCCGTACGGCCCTGGAGTACGCCGTGAGGAAGAGACTGGCGCAGAAGGACGCTCCTGTCCTCTCACCGGAGGACGAGGAGTGAGCGGGTACGAGGTCACTGGAGGGTGGGGATTGAGCACGTACAGGGTCAGGTCCCAGGACCCTCCTACCCACAACGACTCCCAGGACATCCAGTCGCTCGTCATGGAGGACATCGCTGCCCGTAGGCGGGAGGGGATCCGAAAGTACGGCACTCCTCTCCAGGCTTGGAACGATAGGGATGCCATAGTAGACGCCTACGAAGAGGCTCTGGACCTCGTCTGCTATTTACGACAATTGATCGAGGAGCGAGATGGCGACTAACGCAGAGAAGCGTAAGAGGCGGCGCTCGAAGATGCAGGAACTCGCTACTGCCGAGGCTTTCGAGGGCCGTACTACGCCTGCTTCTGGTGCCCTGTGGGGCTCGAAGGGTGACGTGGTTACCGACGCGGAGATGGTAGAGAATAAACGCACGGATAAGAATCAGATCATCCTGAAGAAGTCAGATCTCAGGAAACTGTGGTCTGAGGCAACGGCGTCAGGCAAGGTTCCCTATATGGCAATCGAGATCGACGGAGACCGCTACGTGCTGCACGCAGAGGGAGACTTTCTGGAGTGGAGATATCGGAAGATGACAAGCGGCTAGACCTAGAGGACATCTGGCCGGACTGGATGAGGCAGGGTAGGTGCTGGGGCACGGCTCCAGTCCCTACCCCTCTTCGGGTCGTGGCGCTGGTCGAGAACGGGAAGGAGATCCTGACCTGTGGTCATCAGGTGGACCCTATCTTTCCTCTAACCGAAGCGCCTGCTAGGTCGTACCACCGCCTGTGCGAGGAGTGTGGGGCCGATCCTGAGACCATCGATCTCTTCATGCCACGGAAGGGGCCGGATTCGTACGAACAAACGAAGGCGGCGAAGAGTGTTTGTGACGGGTTCCGAGGCAAGGACGACCCCTGCCCGGTGCGTGAGGAGTGCCGTGAGTTCGCTATCACGACCGGCCAGAATCAAGGGGTGTGGGGTGGAACGAGCCCAGAGGACAGAGCAAGGATACGCAGGGAACGAGCGGGCAAGCCGCCAGTGAGGAGAGACCGTGGCCGCGAAGAAGTCGGATCTGTGGGGGCTCGTGAAGAGCCGGAAATCTTCAACGCAACTGCTCGGCCAGGTCGAGCAACACCTATCGCTCCTCCGGGAAAGCGACAGGGATCAGACAGTACTACACCCCTCGGAGATGGCGAAGAGTGATTGGTGCGCTCGACGTGCCTACTACCGAGTCACTGGCACGCCCGAGGAAGAGCGGAAGATCCACTACCGTCTGCGCTCGGTGTTTGACTATGGTGACGAACTCCATGAGAGGTGGCAGGGTCGTCTCTGGGACATGGGGATCCTGTCAGGTACTTTCGAGTGCGTTGTCTGTTCCCGTCGGTGGGAGGACCAGAGCCCGGAGCAGTGTCCCTACTGTGAGACACCTCGTGGCGGTCTCGTCTATCGAGAGGTGCCGCTGCGGTCGGAAGAACTGAATATCTCTGGGCACGCCGATGGCGCGGTAGGTGACGCCCTCCTTGAGATCAAGACCATTGGCGTAGGCACGGTGCGGTGGGAAGCGCCTCATCTCCTGAAGAAGCACACGCACGAGACCGTCGAAGGTAAGAAGGTCATTGATGCCGAGGGCCTGTGGAAGTCGATCAACACGCCCTTCCCTTCCCACGTCCGACAGGGATTGATCTACCTTTTCCTCTCGGGCCTTAGCAAGATGATCTTCATCTACGACTCGAAACTCGATCAGAGTGCGAAGGAGTTCATCGTCCACCGAGACGATGAGCGAATCGCGCACCTTCTCGAAGACGCGGCGGCGATAGCAGCAGCGGTAGAAGCGGGTCTTCCTGTTGAGCACCCCGAGTGGGCGCACAAAGATCATGCGACATGCAAGGCCTGTCCGTTCTATAATCTGTGTTGGAACATTGAGACGGAGGGCAGTGACGATGGCGAAGCCGACGTGGACGAAGAATCCGAAGGTAGAGAGAGCGCGGCAGGAGGCGAGGGAGCGCGACGAACTCGCTCGACGGGATCTCGAACTCGCCCCGAGGCCGAACGACGAGGGGATGGGGCCTCCGGGACTCCCGGAAGACGTATCCGCTTTGAGCGACGACGCCCTCGTCAGGATGATGACCGTCCTGAGCGGCTGGGCTGATTACCTCGAAGCCGAACTTGCTGCTGCCGAGGTCCATGAGCGTGGGTGCAATGACATCCTGGAGGTCATTGAGGCCGAGGGTCTGATTCGTAACTGGGGGGAGTCGGGCTCGGTCAATGTCGCCAAGGCGCGGGCCAAGGTCTCATCCTCCGAGGTCGTGGAGGCTCGGGACCAGGCGCAGGTTGCCTACGCGCGCCGGAAGTACCTGACCACGATTTTCAACCGCGCTGAGAGGGGGGCCGCTCTTTTGAGCCGGGAGTTGACTCGACGCCTGGGCAGGGAACAAGTCACCCGTCGAGCCGACCGGTACTCGACATGAAGGTCAAGCGACGGTCTAAGAAGCCTTCTGAGCCCCCGAAGGAGAAGTCCTGGTGGTGCAAGAGGGGGATGCCCCAGACGTGCCTCCACATGGCTCCTGTGCCCTGCTCGGAGCACCCCAACAAGGAGAACGCAGATGAGTGACGTGGTTGGAATCGATCCTAGTCTTACGAGCACGGGCATCGCCTATGGGAGTGGACCCCTCCTCCAGACCCTCAAGCCCCCGAAGGGCGTGGACGGTGTGGAGCGCCTTGTCTGGATTCGAGATGAGGTCCCGTACATGCTAGAGGACTCCATCGTAGTGCTTGAGGGGTACGCTTACGGTGCCAAGCATCAGGCTCATCAGATCGGGGAACTGGGCGGTGTCCTCCGGGTGGCCCTCTACGAGCAGGGTGTTCCCACCTACATCGTGCCCCCGACGAAACTCAAGATTTTCGCTACGGGTAAGGGCAACGCTTCTAAGGACGTGGTAGGGTACGAGGCAGTGTCAAGGTTTGGCATCTCTCCTGGAGACAACAATCAGGCCGACGCCTTGTGGCTTTGGGAGATTGGTAATCATCTCCTTGGAACTCCGACCATTGATCTTCCTAAGACGCACACGCGCGCCCTCGATGGAAAGATTACCCTTCTTCACTCTTGACTCTCCGTTAGTGGTAAGGTTACCTCAGTAACGGCCTACTAGATGGAGACGAAACTATGGCTACAGAGAAGAATGAGACCAAGGAAAAGCATCTTCGAGTTCGCTCCGCTTCCGACGTACACGCCGTCGCTGGGGCTATCGCCAACGAACTCTACGAGGAAAAGGAAGTGCGCCTACGCTCAATTGGCGCAGGCGCACTGAACCAGGCGGTGAAGGCTGTCGTTCTGGCTCGATCCTTTGTTGCTACGAGGGGTTGGGACATCAAGTTGCAGCCTGCCATGGAGACTGTGATCTTTGACGATCCCGGCGGACCTCAGGAGAGATCCGCCATCGTTCTCAAGGTCATTGTGGAAAAGTAGTTGTCCTGATGATCTATCCGAGATCTTGACGGTCTTCGTCGCTTCCCTTGGTCAGGTCCACGATCTCCTCAGCCGCATCGAGGAGGCCTGCATCTCGCAGACGGCGGAAGCCGTCAACGACGTACTGAAGATCACGAAGCCTACCCAGGTCAGCGGCTTCGAGGAGACGAGTGAGTTCACGGTGAGTCTCGGTGATGTGACGACCATCACGGGCGTTGCCGAGGTCGAATGCGCGCTCGATACGGTTGTCAATGAGTTGCCTGATTTCCGCTTCCGTTGCCATGTCGCTCCACTCCTGGGGTTTGGGGGCCGGTGTCGTGAGTCTTGCACTTCTGTAGTGGGAGAGTCGTGAGTAGGCTGATCCACCAGGGCACGCAGTCTGCCCGAGGTCACGGTGGCCGACGAGGGACGCGCCCCACCAACCCCGCTCGATGCCGTGCCGGTAGGTCCAGACGATTGCCTCTTCCATGGCTGGAGGAGGTCTCTTATTTGAGAAGTTTCCAATGAGGGTCAGGGCATGTCGAGTGCTGTTGTGGCCGCGCGTGTGTCCTCCGACGACGTTCAGAGGGCGACCCGAGAAGATGTTGCCATTCACATCGACCGCAAGCGTGTAGCCGACGGTGGCGAAACCCATACGAATCATCAGTTCGTTGAGCCGCCTCATCCCTGCGTTACCCGTCCACTCTGGGGTGACGGTGTGGTGAAGGACGAGGCCTCGTCTGTTAGTCGGTGCTGAGGGCATGGGCTTTACCGCCCGATACCCCCAACTCGAACGTCCAATAATCTTTGACATTAGATCAACTCTTCGTCGTCAAAGATCTCTTCATCTTCGCGCCCGTCTTCGATCTCCATCCAGGGCATCGTGTAACGCTCTGCAAACTTGCCGATGAGGCCACCGACGATACCGACGATGAGAACGCCGATAAGCGTGATTGACTCATCCCCGAGCGCGGGGAGAGCGTCCTCGACGAAAGGACGGAGGTCGGTGACGACGGCGGCGACGAGAGCAGCGGCAATTCCTACAAAGGTCGGGGGGTGAGTTCTAACCATCTCTTCCTCCATGGGGGTAGGCTCGCCCGTATGGGCTCGCATCTATCGTACACTTTCGGTGAGAGGAGGTAACCTATGGATCTGCGAATGAACGGCCACGCCATTAGGCGTCGAAACAACTACGAGTCTGCTACGGTTACCGCCGCCGAGAATCAGTCGAAGAACATTGACGAGTCACCTCCCATTCCTGAGTACTACGGTACTGAGATTGGGGAAACTCTCGGTCTGGAGGTCAACCAACTGCCCCGTCAGGACTCTCTCACAAGGATGCGAAGAAATGCTTGACCCTAACGTCAATCCCGCCCCGATTGGCCCCTACGACTACGTTGGGGACATTCACAACATTCTGAGTCCTCAGTTGGGTGCTGTGCGCGCCGAGGACCAGACAATGGCTCAGGAGAGAGGGCACGCAAAGGTGCCCCAGGACCCCTCGATGGGTACGAAGACCAACGCGGTCAATGTTGAGCACTCCCAGCGTGAGGCGCTAGGAGCACGGCGTGTCGTGGACAAGAACACCCACGCTACGCACCGCACCCAGCACCCGGACAAGGAGCGTAACGTCCT